CAGCTAATGTATACGAGCTAATTAACGTAGCTCAAAACGATATAAATAACATTGCCGCGGTAGAATACCCAGCGGCTGCATTAACATTGACGCGCTCAAGCACACTTGCAATTACCACGGCAGCAACACAAATAACATGGCAAATCGAAACGCGCAATTATGGCTATACCTGGTCGGGCACAACTGTTACAATCCCTACAGATGGCTATTACCTTATTTCTTTTTATTGTGCATTACTCGTTAATACAACATTGTCGGTGATATTAGTAGCAAACGGAAGCACGCGGCATAATGTGTACACATCAGTACCAGCAACAACTGGCAACGGTTTTGCCTTTGGTGCAATGTTTAGTTTGTATTTCAACACAAATGATACATTTTCAATATTTGTATTACCAGGCGCTAATACAACAATACGTTTGAATGCTGAAAACGTAGCAGGTGCTAGCCCTTTTTTACATGTTGTGCAATTAACAGGGAGTATAGAATGATTATTTTTCGGCAGCGATTATTACAGCCAGAATTGCATGTACAGTTTTGGGATGAGTACGGCGAAGAGTACAGCGAGCCGTTGCCAGACGGCAGCACTGTGGTAGACAATCCAACCGAGTTGGAGGCAATGCAACAGCTACGCTATTACCGTGATCAGATTCTATGGGAGTCTGACTATACGCAGCTAGATGATGCACCACTAACACCAGCCCAAAAAGAGCAATACCGTGAATATCGGCAAGCATGGCGCGATTACCCAGCCAGTGTAAATGTATCGACATGGCAGGCACCTGTATACCCTGTGAAACCAGTGCTATAATACGCAGGCAATCCAAAACTAACACAACACGTGCCAACCCGCACAATGCCCAGCTAGCCACGGCTGGGCATTGTGTTATGCTATGTATGGTGAACTGTGAACCGATGTAATCCTGTTTCGTGTTTGGGGAAGTAACACGAAACAGGATTATATTTATATCAAAATACGTATTGACAAAATGTATTACATGCTCTATTATGCAATTAGTCGCTAATGCGATAAACAATCTGAAACGAAAGAGGCGCGAGAATGACAAACGCAACACTGGCAGCAAAAACGGATTGCCCAGCCTGTGGGGCTGCAATCGGGGAGTGTGACGGTAATTGCACAGCACTGCCAAATGAGCAAAACGACGAAACCGAAAACGTACACTTAACCAGCTACGATTTGCACCTACTCGAGGCACACAAAGAGATTGCCAAGCGCACAGTAACAGCCCAGCAATTGAACGCGCGTATTATTGATGCAATGCGATTACGGCAGGCAAACACAAACGCGTATACCGTTGCAGTTGAAAACGTGTACCGATCCGAGCGCAAGAGCCGCGAGCTTGAGGTTATACCAGGGCTCGATTTGTCACCATTGGTGTATCTGGTATGAGCATGAGAATACCTGTGCAATGTATTAGCATTGTGTTTGGCATACGAAAAGATTTTTATCAGGCAGGCGTATCATGCACTCTCATCTGTGCTGACGAACGAATCCACAGCCTGGTATTTCTTGACAGCCTTGCAGTACGAGATATTTTTAAGGCGTTTGATTGTACAAAACTGCATAACGCGCGCGGCAAATGGGTAAACCTCGAGCTAGACGACAAAGGCAAGCCGCTGGGTTTGTCTGGCTATGAAAGAGAAACCATAATAGCCTATTGCGAACCTGAATTGAGTTATTCAAAATGATTACCGCTATTCTGTTTACGGCAGCGATAGCCTATATCATATTCGGCATTGTGGCAGTGCTGTATGTTGTGACAGCAACGAGAGAAAGAGAGTAAGGCAATGGGTAGGATTGCAAGAGCGGCACGGTATGAGGGAATCGAACAACGGTATAGCGAAGAATTTGTATTGGAAATGGCACCAATGCTAAAAGAATTTATTTCACCTGTACGAGAGGTAATAACAGATTCAATATTTCCTAGTGAGGTATATCTGGGTGTTTCGTATCGAGTGCCTACACTGCCAGGGAGCTGGCACAAGCGCGCGCGAATATACGAAAGGCAGGTACAAGGCGAAGACGTTACAATAATCGAGCTATCGAGCTCAACAGAACGAATGACGCTGTTATGGTGTTTTGATTATGACGATGCAATGAACCAGGCAGCCGATTACCTACAGGCTGCACTATTATCAGAAGGCAATGTATATGTACCGAAAAAAATACCGATCGCCTGGTATGCCAACGAAGCAAACGAGCACAACCAGTAAAATGATTGCATTTCGTTTGCCAATCGAAATACTGCCAGAATGGAAGGCAGCAGCCGAGCGTAAGCAAATGACCGCATCGGGCTTCCTTGTAGAGGCACTACTAAAAGCAATAGCGAGCGCCAATAATGACGCTCGCCAGGGCTGCAGCACAGATACAGCAACCACAGTATAGCAAAGAGGCAACACAATGAGAGAATCAGATTTAGACTACCTGCGTATACTTACCACGGATTACCTCGAGTACAACAGTGATTTAAAAGCACTCGAGGAACGAGCCAAGGCAAGCCGTGATAGCATTGCCGAGCTAATGACAGCTGCCCAGCTCAAAAGCCACACAATCAAGGGTATTGCAACACTCAAGATGACAGCCGAGAGCGAGCGCTACAGCTACGATACAAACGCAATTGATAACCTCGTACTCGAGCTTATTGACCAAAACACGGAAGCAACAGACGCCATTGCCAGACGGATACGCAATTACAAAAAGGTAACCACGGTGAAATCATTCTTGCGTATCGAGAAAGAATGATTTATGCCCAGACCTGTATTAGCTATGCCGAATTGGCTGCATAAGCGAATCACTGAAACGGCAGACCTGTACAACGTTTCGGTATCGTCTATCATTGTGGCTATATTGGAAGCGTTTTTTGTCAATGCAAGTAGCGATGTTATCGAGCGTGTAATCAGTATTATCAGAACAAAGCAGATTGAAAGCGAGTAATGCCATGAGTTGGAAGAATGCAGCAAAAAATGTGCAATGGACAGAAGACAAAGAAGCCGTTACCTATCCTCGTATTCGCTGGAATAACGGCAGGCGTGTTGGAAGGGTAGGAGAACCAGGGCAATTTTACGTAAAAGCGCAATACCTCAATAGCTGCCCTGACGGCTGGGCTGAATCACAGCTATACCCAAACGAGGAAGGTTACGAAGCGCCTGACATTGCAATGGTGCCAATTGCACGAAGAACACAGCCGTTTACCATGGCTGACGGGGTTATGACCTGGCACAAGCATTACGAGCGTGATGCAGGCATGAAACTGTATACCGAAATCGTCTGTTTCTTGCGAGGATATAACGAGCCTGTTATTTTTGCCTGCAAAGGCTGGATTGCTGGCAGGATTACAGCGGTAAAGCGTTCTGTGTTTCAAGAGCATAACGAATACGTTGTCAAACCTGCCAATGCTGCAGCCGAGGCACCATTACCACAATGGGCATTTTGGGTAGAGTTTGGCGGCGCTTATGATAAAGCAGGCAAACCGGTTTTTATCGAGGTAGGCAGTGGTAGTCAAAAGGCTGCATTGCATGATGTAATTCTAAAGGGCAATCTTACCCAGGCGGCAACGGATAACCAAATTGAAGCGCTGTACATTGGTGATGAATTATTCAACAAGGCAGCTGTATTGCGTGCCGAGCTCGTTACCAGCGGCTGGCTCGAGGAGCGACGGGGTAACACACAAGCTGAAGAGCTGGCAGCGGCAACGCCTAAAATTGCACCACAGGCTGATGTACCATTTGACGAGGAAGCAATATTTTAACGGATTACGCGCGGGCAGGTTAGCACTGTGCTAGCCTGCCCTTATTGTTTGGGGTAACAATGGACAGTACAGCAGCACAGGTATTAGCAGCGTTAAAGCTTGAGCCAAACGAGGCAGGGCAATACCGTATTAATTCACCATTTAGACCAGGCAGCGATAGCAGCGGGTTTAGCCTGCATATCACTGATGGGGAGCACGGCACCTGGCACGATCATGTAACACAAGAATCAGGCAGCTTGTACGAGCTTATTAAACGCTGCCCAGAATGGGGTATAGAGCCCTTGAGAGCGACGGTAGATAGCAGCAAGCGTGTTTATACAGACCATATCGATTACGCCTTGCAAAAAGGCGTTGTATGGGCTGTGTTTGCAGAGGCTGGGTTTAAGCCTGTACGGCATATTCGTAGACCTGCATTAGCCATTAGCACACAGAACGGCACGCGGTATAGATACCTGGATTACCAGGGAGGCGAAACATACACCAATGAAAAGGGATTTAGCGCGTGTTGGTACAAACTGCCAGAAGCCGTAAAAATGGCACGTGCTACAAAATTGCCGCTTGTATACTGCAACGGCGAAGCCAGCACGGTAGTTGCACAGCATTTTGGTATACCTGCAATTACCCTGGCAGGAGGCGGGGAGCGAGCACCAACAGCAAGCCATTTGGCAGAATTGGCGCGTATTTGGTCGGGCTCGATTATCATTGCACTGGATTGCGATAAAGCAGGCAGGGCAGCGACAGCCAAGGCAACCAAGGCGCTGCAAGACGCGCGAATAAGCTGTTACGCAGTAGATATGCAGCTCGGCAGTGGTGGTGATTTGGCAGACTGGGCAAAACTGTACGAAGCCGAATCAATGCAACGGCTGGCACAACTCGAGCCGCAATCATTTAGCGCTACCAATGAATTGTCATTTGAGCTGATTAGTGCTGATGACCTGGACAAAAAACGGTTTGAAGCTCTGACCTGGATTGTAGAGGAACTAACACCAGAAGGGTGTTTTATTCTGGCAGGCAAACCCAAAGCGCGGAAATCATGGGTAGGCACACACATTGCGCGCGCGGTCGCTCGAGGTGATGCAGTATTCGGCAAATACAAATCTACCCAGGGCAGGGTATTGTATTTGGATTTAGAATCCAATGAACGTCGTATGCAATCCCGATTGCGCCAAATGGAAGGCACGGACAGCAAGGGCAACCCAGAAGGGCAGCCGGCTAGCCTTATTATTGCAACTGCCTGGAGTCGAGGAACAGACGCGGTAGACGATTTGGAAGCATTTTTACTGAAATACACAGATACGGTATTGGTAGTAATAGACATACTCGAGAATTTCCGAGCGCCTCGCGATAGGTATGCCAATCCATACAGCGAAGATTACGACGCGGTAAAGCCTCTTACCATGCTTGCCGAAAAATACCATTGCGCAATCATTTGCATTCACCACACACGTAAGAGTAAATCAGATGATGCATTCGACGAAATCAGCGGCACAACTGGGCTGGCAGGCGGGGTATCAGGCATGTACATTTTAAGCCGTATACCAGCTGACGAAACACAAAGCGAGCTACTTGTACGAGGGCGCGATATCGAAGCAGATGACAAACGCCTGATGACCTGGAATAGCAACAAATCTCACCACGAAGTTATAGGCGATCCGGAATCATTTCTATTGACTAAAGAGCGTGCCGAGGTGTTGGCATTTCTTGAGGATACAGGTACACATTGGCGCGTACAAGACATTGCAGACCACATAGGCAAATCACGGCAATCAACGTATAACCTGATTTCGCGCTTGCGCGCAACAGGGCATGTGAAACAAGACCAGCAAGGCAAGTATTTCATTATCAAGAGTGTTGCACCATACGTGCCAGCTGGATACGAAGCGAGAGCCGAGAAATCACAACTAGACGAAACCGTCAAAACAGTACAGCCCTTGCCTCGTGTATCAGCATCGGCAATGATACCTGATCAGCGCGTGCCACAATTGCGGCAATCACTGGCTGACGGCAATATTGTAGAATTCGAGCGCCTTGCTGGCATATTCTTACCTACTCGAGCAATGATAGAAGCATTACGGCAGGAGTTATCAGCGTGAATATACCAAAACGCAATGACGGACTATGGCAGCCGATTTGTGCATACTGCGTAGAAAAATACCAGCCAATGACAAATGATGGTATTGCACTGTGTGGATTTTGTCGGCATCAACAAACTAAGATACTTACCAGGCTGCAGACTATGGCAGGCGTGTTACATGCCTCGCTAGTCGATGCAATTGAGCGCCTAAGCGAGGTAGATAGCGAGCGGTACACAATGTACTACCTTGCGCAAATGAGCTGCACAGAAGGTAAATTTGAGGCGTTTAAGATAAAGCGTGCCAAAACCATTGCGGCAGGTGGAGATTTTGCCGAGTGCCTGGCATTGCGTATCAAAGTAGAGGCAGCCCAAATGCGATACGTGACTATTCGGCAGTTGTTTGAGGCAATACCGTGAGCGAGCCAACAGCACAACAGATACGAGAATACGCGCGGCAACATACCCAGCAACAAACGCGGCAGCATTTCGGCATCACGCGCAAGCAGCTATTACAGGCAATTGGTGATATTACATTGCGTAAACCCTGGCACGATCCTGATGTATTCATTGCAGACCTGCGCAAGTTTAAAAACAACGTGCCATTACTTGCCAAGTATTACGGGGTGTCTGAAAGCAGCGTATACGGGCGCAAAAGGCGTATGCGAATGCCAAATCTACGCAAGGCATGGGGTAAAAAGCACGATGCATACATTGTTATGCACATACATACCAAGAGTGCTGCCGAGATTGGCAAACACTTGAAACGCACAGCACGTGCCGTGTATGAACGTGCCAAAAATCTCGGCATAACCTATAAATCAGCAATGGGGTATACAAATACTATGCTCGCATCTGATTTGCAAACAAGCACAAGCCAAATTAGTACCTGGACAGAAAAGAACGGTTTACCGTACGAGCAACACAGCAGCGGGCATCGATCGTACGACGTTGAAGCCGTGTATCAGTGGCTCGAGGCAGGCAACATATTACGCCTGGGCAATATTGAACACTGCAGCGAGGATTACCAGGCATTGCATGCCCAGGCTATGCAAGATTATGTGGGTGCGCTCGAGTTAGAAACATACGGTTTCATTGCAACAGCTCACACGCAAGCACTGAAACAATTTGTGGTAGGCAGAATGTGGGGTTTTGGTAACGTGTACAAACGCTCGGATATATACGATTACCTTACACTGTGGGTGCCGTCTATGAAAGTAAAGCCACTGCCTGACGAAACATGGTTTGCTGGGCTGATTGCTGCATTTCATAGCCAATACATTAAAACCAGTGAGCTTGCGGCAATGATATACCGCGATACCGTTGCAGGCGGCTTGTATCGGCAGGGATTGCCCAGACCAGTAAAGCCTGGCATACACAGCCGAGCCGAGGTTATTGCATGGCTGCAAGCATCGGGCAAACATCCCAAAATGTTGGAAGGGCTGACCAATGGCAAATAAACTGCAATATCGGAAGCGCAATGCAGACCAAAACCAGCCCTTGATTGTGGCAGCTCTGCGTGCCTGTGGTGCCAGTGTGGTTTTGCTGCACGATGCAGGCGCGGGCGTGCCTGATTTGTTGGTTGGATACCAAGGGCATACGCTGTTGGTCGAGGTGAAAAACCCTGCCATAAAAGGCAAACTTAACGCGCGGCAAATTGCCTGGCAGGCTGATTGGCTCGGATCGCCTGTACATGTGGTGTTCACTGCCGAGGAAGCGCGCGACATACTCGAGGCACTTAGAATGTAACGTACACCGATGTACACAGGCGTACACACGTGTACACANGCGCGCGTACAAAGCATGTACGCGCGTTGTTTTGTGCATTGTAACGCGGTACCAGGTTTGCAAGCAGCAGCATTTCGGTAGGTCGNTGTACACGTTTACACACATTACATAGAAATATCAGTGTACATGTGTACAAGTATGCTGTTTAGAGCATTGCAACGCCTCAAAACACGTACACAGGGGGGGTGTGTACACATGTGACAACCTGTGTACAAATGTAAACAGCTGTACACAGGTACACACACGTACACAGGTGTAAACAGGTGTACACAGGTAAAACACAAGCGTAAGAATACAGGAGAGATAAGAGAGGATACATACATATATATATATGTATTTTCTCTCTTTGTATGTATGTGTTGTTTCTCTTGCTCTTGCAC